GTCGATCATGCAGCTCTGGGCGATGGTGACGGCCTTCGAGTGGGCTTCCAGTTCCGAGGATGCCTCAATCTCAAACTCCTGATAGTTGCCGTCCTCGGAACTGGAAGCCCACTCGTAGGCGGCGATGCCATCGCAGCATGACTCGACCTCACCTATGTGGATGTCTACGCAGAGAAACGTCTGACATCTGACCATAGGAGAAAACACATTGACAGAACACCCACCTGCAGACCACTGCAGCCGGGAACAAAGAACAGTCCGAAGCACCGCGCATGGGAATGCTCGTACAGCCGCGCGCACTACTGCATGTCGGCACGTAAGGCGCTCTGCTGATGTAGCAACTTCCCCAGCAAGAAAAAGAAAAGGCTCGCCAGAGCGGCAAGCCATCAGAACGTCATCAGCTGCAGAACCTGCAGCGCATCAGAAGTCAAGCACCACATAGTCCGTCAGGATGCCATGAGTAAAGTACAGCTGAATGCTGTTTGATTTGTAGGAAAGAACCTTTACATTACTCACGTCGACGGAAACATCGTCCGAAGGCTGACCGCAGCGCTCGATGACTTGCTCAACGGTCATGCCGCGCCACACCGATACGGCCTTGCCGTCAATCTCAAATTGCGCGGTGTTGGCTTCAGGATTCGCCTCGGTCTTCTTCAAGACCTCCAGCTGGAAGGCCTTCACGTCTAGCTCGCTCTCGCGAGCCTTTTTGTCAGACGACTGGCAGCCAGCCAAAACAAACATTCCGGTCACTATGGCCATCATCAAAAAACGAGTCGTTTTCATATCAATAATTATATTCCTATTTAGATTTTGTAATGAAAAATTCCTATTGCCGAATCTGGTTCTCAGCATCCGGCAAAATTTACTGCAAATA